TATTTACGTCTAGTGAAAAAGTAGTTAAGTGTGAGCCTCAAAACGTAGAGGATATTGCTTTATCTCAACAAGCTACAAGTTACATTAACTATATCTTTAATAGAGATAACAATGGTTTTTCAATTTTATATACATGGTTCAAAGATGCTCTTTTAGAGAAGAATGGAATTGTAAAAGTTTATTGGGATGATAGCGAAAAGGTTGAGCAAGAAACTTATGAAAATTTAAATGATCAAGAATATCAATTATTAGTTGATGATAAAAATGTTGAAATTATAAACAAAGAATCTTTTGTAGATGAAAAAGCAAAAGAAGAATTAGATCAACTAAATAAAATAACAGCAGAGCAAGGGATTCCTTTACCAGAAATTCCAACACCTATGCTTTACAATTGTAAGATTAAAAGAACAAGTTCTTATGGTAAAGTTAAAATAGAAAATATACCACCAGAAGAATTTCTAATTCAAAAAACTGCTAAAACAATTGAAGAGTCAAATTTTGTTGCTCATAGAGTTATCAAAACAAGAAGTGAATTAATTGAAATGGGTTTTGATAGGGATGTTATTGAAAACCTTCCAACTTCAAACAACATACTTTTTAATGAAGAAAGAATACAAAGATATTCGGATATAGACGACAATCCTTTTTTACAAGATACAAAAGATGAATCGACACAAGATGTGGAAATTTATGAGTGCTATTTAAAAGTGGATATGGATGGTGATGGAATAGCAGAGTTAAGAAAAATTTGTGTTGCAGGGAAAGATGGAAATGAAATTTTATCTAACGAAAGTTGTGATAACATTCCTTTTTGTTCTTTAACTCCAATCCCAATGCCACATAGATTTTATGGAAGAAGTGTAGCCGAACTTGTAGAAGATGTTCAATTAGTTAAATCTACTGTGATGCGACAATTGTTAGATAATATGTATTTAACAAATAATAATCGTACTGCCGTAATGGATGGCATGGTTAATCTTGACGATCTACTAACTACTAGGCCAGGGGGGATTGTACGAACAAAACAACCACCTAACCAAGTAATAATGCCTATGCAATCTCAAACGATTTCGCAACAAGCATTTCCATTATTAGAATATTTAGATACAGTTAGGGAATCAAGAACTGGTGTAACAAGATACAATCAAGGACTAGACGCAGATAGTTTAAACAAAACTGCAACTGGTGTTAATGCACTAATGACTCAATCACAATTGAGAATGGAATTAGTAGCAAGAGTATTTGCCGAAACTGGTATCAAAGATTTATTCTCAAAAATATTTGAATTGACTTGTAAGTATCAAGACAAAGAAAGAATTGTTGAATTAAATAATCAATTCATCCCTGTAAAACCTACGGAGTGGAGAAATAAATTTAACATATCAATTACGGTTGGTTTGGGTACTGGCTCTAATGATCAACAAATTATGATGATGAATAATATTTTGGAAAGACAATTACAAGCTTTCCAATTACAAGGTGGGAAAGAGTACCCAATGGTGAGCCTAAAAAACATTTACAATAGTTTATCTAAAATTATTGAAAATGCTGGTCTTAAGAATGTGGACAATTACTTTGTAGATCCTGAACAAGGAAAACAAATGGTACAACCAACACCACCACCACCACCTACTCCAATTGAGAAAATAGAATTTACTAGAATAGCAAGTGAAGAAAAACGTAAAGTTGCAGAGTTGGAAGTTGCTCTTAAAAAAATCAAAAGTGATAATGCTGGTAAAGTTTTGGAATTTGAAACTAAAATCAAAGATATGGAACTTAAGTATTCTACACAAATTGATAGTGTTAAAATCAAGGCCGCAGCTGATTTAAATAAGATCATTTTAACCAATGAAAATAAAACTTTAGAATCTGCTCAACAAGCCTCTCAAAATTTACAACAAGAAATTGAAAACTTAAATGAACAACCAGGAACAGGGGAAACTCAATCAGGAGATAACCCAATCGAACAAGGCTAAAGAAATACTAGAAAATACTTTATTTCAAGAGTCTTTTGAAAAGCTTAAAAATTTATACTCTACAAGTTTATTAAACACAGGAAGTAATGAAGGTGAAACTAGAGAAAAACTTTGGTTAGCTTATCAAGTGTTAAATAAAGTTGAGCAACATTTTAAAGAAATTTTAGAAACAGGAAAATTGGCCTCTAAACAAATGGAAGATTTTAGAAGCCAAATTAAAAACAAAAAATTCTAAACAAATAAGTTTAGGATAAGTCAACCTCATAAGAGGAACTTAACTTAAAAGGAAAACTATGTCAGACAATTATGCTAACCCCTTAAAAGGAGCTGAAACTGATGTTTCAAAAGCTGCTGATTCAATATTAGGATTATTAACCCCTAATAACGAAGCACCAAAAGAAGAAGAAGATAAAAAAATTCAACAAAATTCTCCTGAACTACAAAATGAGGAATCTTCTAACGAAGATCAACCCCAAGAACAGGAAATAAAGGAAGAAGAAACAGAGGTGGAGTCTCAAGACGAAACCGAAGAAGAAACTTCCGAAGATGTATCTCAAGACGAAGAACAAATTGATACTCAAGAGAAACAAGATTCCACTTACAATGTTAAAGTTGCAGGTCAAGAATTTGAAGTTACCCTTGATGAGTTGAGAAATGGATATCAAAGGGATGCTGATTACAGACGAAAGACGGAAGAACTTTCTTTAGATAGGAAAGACTTTCAATCTGAATCTGAAAAGCAAAAACTAGACTATTCAAATCGTTTAAACGAATTAAATAATTTAGTATCTACAACTCAACAACAATTAACTGATGAAACTAATAATGTGGATTTAGAACAATTGTATGAAGATGATCCAAGTGAGGCAATGAAAGTAGAGCATAAGTTAAGAAGAAAACAAGAAAAACTTAATTTAGCTATGCAAAAAGTTCAAAGTGAACAAAAAATTCAATTTGATTCTTATTTGCAAGACCAACAAAATAAACTGACAAATAAAATGCCAGAATTTTCTGATCCTACAAAGGCCTCATCATTAAAAAATAATATGAGAAATTTTTTATCCTCTCATGGTTTTAATAACCAAGAAGTAGGACAAATTTATGATCATAGAATTATAATGTTGGTGAATGAAGCAATGAAATATAGAAGTCTGCAAAATTCAAAACCGAATTTAGCAAAAAAGATTTCTAAACCTTCAAGACCTTTTTCTTCAGGAGTTAAAAAAGATGCTAACGATATTAGTTTGTCTAAAAGAAAAGAAAAGTTTAGTCGTCTAAAAAGAAGTGGAAGCCAAAAAGATGCTACCAGTATATTTTTAGATATGATTAACAACTCAAACAAATAGGATATAATAATGGCGATAGTAGCAAATACTTTTCAGTCTTATACGGCTATTGGTCAAAGAGAAGATTTATCAGATATAATCTATAATATCTCACCGACTGAAACTCCGTTTATTTCTGCAATAGGAAAAACAAAAGCAACGGCAGTAAATCATGAATGGCAGACAGATGCACTTAAAGATGCTGCATCAAATGCACAATTAGAAGGTGATGAAATTGCATTTGCTTCTGGTTGGAACACAGTAACAGTAAGATTGGCAAACAGAGCGCAGATTTCTAGCAAACCTGTAATCGTTTCTGGTACACTAGACGCAGTTTCTGAAGCAGGAAGAAATTCAGAAATGGCTTACCAAATCTCAAAAGCTTCAAAAGAGTTAAAAAGAGATATGGAATTTAATCTATGTGGAGTCAATCAAGCACAAGCCGCAGGAAACAACACAACTGCTAGAAAATTAGCACCTGTTGATTCTTGGATTAGAACAAACACTGACATTGGTGGTGGTAGTGGTGCAAATCCAAACGCAACTGGTACTAACGCAAGAACTGATGGAACACAAAGAGCATTTACAGAAGATATGCTTAAAGGTGTTGCTGCTTCTTGTTGGAATAATGGTGGTGAGCCTTCAATGATCATGGTTGGAAGTTTTAACAAACAGAAAATCAGTGAATTTACAGGTGGATCAACTAAATTTACGCAAAGTGATGAAAAAAAACTTGTTGCATCAATAGATGTATATGAGGGTGATTTTGGAACTATGCAAGTTGTTCCAAATAGATTCTCAAGATCAAGACAAGCTTACATCATGCAACCTGATATGTGGGCTGTTGCTTTCTTAAGAGATTTCACTTTTAGTGAACTAGCAAAAACTG